GATTTCAATCAACTCTGCTCGCACAGTGTTGTCTTTTTGACGATATGTGATTAGAAAGTCAGGAATGTAATTGGTTTTTTTGCCGGTAATAGGATTAAGATATGGTATAGCAATACTTTCACTGGCCCATTGTAGCACATTTTCATTGGTATCACAAAACCGCATGAAACTCAATTCCCATCCACTACGATAGCGTGGTGTTCCGCGTCCTACATATTTGGCAGGATTCTGAATGTCGTAATTACCTTGGGCCCAACGACTCATTGTAATACTGCTCTGGCAGCATAATAATTTGGCGTTGCAGCCGATGATACGCCTAACAGTGTGGCGCGACTTCTGATTAAATTTAAATAGTAAGCTAGACTCACAGTTAAATTCATACCAGTTTGTCCTTGAAACCCTTGTAACAATGTCATTACCGGAATGCCAGTGTCGTTACTGACCATGAACAATGATGTTGAAAAATTTTGCGCAATTTGATCTGTGGTCATTACACTACGGAAGTAAGTGTATACTATGTCCCACTCATTTGAAGGAACACTTGCATCGTACTTGTAAAAACGATCAAATACTCTTACTGTTAAGTCTTGGTTATAATTGGTTTGGTTTACTGTTGCCATAACAATTAGTTATCAAATACCTGGTGGTAGATTAGGAGATGTTGCTGGGCCCACCGGGAACGTCCAGCCGCCTGATGAGCCTGATACTTGGGCGACAGCACTCGGTAGGGCAGCCTTGGTTGCGGCCACTGCACCATTGGTCACTTCAGTTCGTAACGTCTGACCAAGGTTGACATTTTGAAACGTGTTATAAGCGGTGCCGGCTTTTTGTACTGCACCTATTAAGCCCAATACTGAACCTGATTGTAAATCTTGTGATATTCCGCCAACAGCATCTAATAATCCACCCTGACCCAAGATAGTTTGAGTTGAGCCGGCTCGAGAAATTGGGCTGGTTCTTGTGTCGTAGTGTGCTGGATTAGCAAACCCAGCCGCTTGTTTGTTAGGAGCACCTTGATAATACTTGACTGTTTCGTAGGCAATGGTCATGGAATTTTGCATAATGCCGGAGCCTTGAGCGTAATCGTATTGATCGTGACTCCAGTTGGTAATCAGCGGATTTATCAATACGTATTCAGCATACTTGTGTTGATAGTCAAATCCAAAAATTCGAATATCTTTAAAGAATGGTGGCTTGCCTGATGCACTACTAACGCCATCACTGATGCTTTCACCAATATATCCCCAATCGTTTACCAGGCGATCATTGTTGTATATGTCACGACTGTTGTAACCAAACCCTGTGGTTCTGTTAGCAGATGCGCCAAGGCTACCATTGGTATTGTTAGCGTTGCCGTATTGTTGCGTGGGATCTTTGTAGTAGTAACTGTAATAGTTATACCACATGTTACGCACTAGGTCGCCGCCGTCGTCGTGAAACGTAATGTTTACTGGTTCGTAATTAATTTTAGTCTGCACAACCCGTTTACGGTTGTACTGATTAAGAGTTTCTGTTTGTATGGTGTATTTGGGAAGATCCACAGTCTTGACCACAAGACTGAGATTGCTTTCGTCTGTGAGCCCTAATGCCCCACGTAGTGAAGGGATTTCTGCTGTGTTGATTGAAAACGCAACATGGAACAAAAACTTAAATCGAGGTTTAAGTTCGTACCCATTGCTTCGAAAAACTTTACTTGCGTGAGTGTAATCACGCAAGGTATCAGTCCCAAAGAATCCTTGTAGAAAATCTTGTCCCCAAGTTGCGGGCATTATTAACCTGCGCCAGTTACGATTTCGCCAAGAGTTCTTGCAACACCAGTAGCAACACCAACACCATAAGGAATTTGGTTTGCATTGTCAAATGCAATAGTTAAGTTAATTGTAACAGGTGCTGATTCGCTGTAGTTCATTCCGCCGTAGTCTGCTGACTTCAAGTAGCAACCGTACAATTCCCACGTTTCAAGAACGTTAGGTTGTTCTGCGCCGTTGCCGCCATCAAGAATTTCAAAGCGTGTTAAGAACTTGTAGTCAATGCCAGAGCTTGCAGAAGCCATTTCTAAAAAGTCCATTTGTTTCTGCAATTGCTCGCCAACCAAACGGCTAACTTGTCCTGATGCATCGTCACGAATTTCGCAAGTAGTATCTGCCCAAGTTGGCTTACCGGCCAATTTCAATGTGCTGTTATAAATGGGCAATGTGATTTCTTCAAAGCTCAAGTTAGGACGAGCAAAGCTCATCACTTGTTTGGTTAATTCAGTTCTTGGTGTTGTTACGCCAAAGTTTTCAAACATCACTCTAAAGCGATATTTGAGTTTAGGCATCAACAAACCTTGAGTGCTTGAACTCTGGTCGCTTGCCAACGGTACTGTCATTCTCTGTAATGATGAAACTGCCATTTGTATATCTCCTATATGTTTATTTACCTGAAACTGGGGGCTAGTAATTAACCCCCCAGTTTATTAGGCCGCTGCTCCAGAGATCTCACCAGTGTTCTTGATACGCAATGGAATGTAGATAAATTCCACGGCCTTCACTGGCTCGATGGCAATATCAACCCACAGTTCGTTACGATCGATACGTGCAGGGGTATTGTTGCTTAGGTCGCACACTACCAAGTAGTCATAAATTGCTCGTTTAGCAATCAAATCAATCATTAATGAATTAACAGTGTTAGTGATTTCATTACGAGTAATTTCGTCGTTTGGTTCAAACAAGTACAACTTGCCAATTTCGTTTAGACGTCCACGCAAGAACGCAACTAGTCGAGATACGTTGATACGATCCAACGCACTGGTAATACTAGTTGTAGTTTTGTTACCAAAGTTAGTAATACCAACCCCAGGAATAAACGTAATTGGGTTGATATCGTTTTCATACAACACATCACGTAGACCTTGTCCGACGTTGATCTGCTGGAATTCACCTGTAGCCGAATCAATGTAACCAATAGCAGTAGCATTGTCAATTACACCTCGACGTGTACCTGCTGGTGCTAACCATGGATAACTAACAGCATCACTACGGATGATAGTTCTTACCATCATGTGGCTTGGAGGTTGCACAACTGTTTGTCCGCCAAGGTCAGTAGTCTGGCAACTTGGATAGAATGTGGCCATGTACTGGCTGGCAGCAGTTAACCCATCTTCTGTTGGTAATCCTAGGCCGGTATTGTTATTGGCCCAGGTTGTAACATCTGTGCCGTTACCTGCCAATCGCATTGGTGTATCACCAATAACAAACACAGTGTTATTGCGTTCGTTGCTGAGTGCAACCATGTTAGGAATCAATTCAGGATATGCTGGTGTAGCAATCAAACTGTATAAAGTTTGTTCTTCACGTGCAGCGATACTGGTATCAATTCCCGCCTTGAAGGCTTCAACTATGATCTGTCGTTGAGCTTGGCGGCCGCTCCACATTGCTCCAGTATCTTTGTTTCCGCTAGCAGTTAACCATGTGTTGGTTTCGATGGCCGACCAATATGTACTATTAGTTGGTGCTGTTCCAACTGGTGGTGTAGTACCTTTCACAACATATATAATTCCATTGTATGCAACAAAATCGTTAAAGAAATATTGTGACGTAGATGAATATACATCAACGCTATAATCAGTGCTGTTAACATTGAAATAGTCCATTTGGAAACTCTTTACATTGTAACCGCTACGACGTGTGTTAAACAACAACATACCTTGTGGATACAGTGCTGGGTTTGGTGCGTCCAAATCTACATAGCTAGTGCTTAATAAACTTTCAATAGTTGGGAATGGATCAGTAATAGGATCTGCTGTACCAGTTGGGCTCCACCGTGCATCAGCAAACAAAATACCATTCTCAGTTACTTGATCAGTGGTATCAACTTCTACCCACTGGCCAACACCGTTTACTGCTTCCCAGCGATACAACTTAGGATAATTTTCTAAATCGCTGGTGTCAATCCATAAATCTCCATACTCTAAATCTGATTGATTTGTATTATTTTGTGTGGTAGGGGCGGTTGCAGAAATAATTGGACCGCTGGCATTGGTTAGACTTAAATCAAAACCTCGAACATCGTTGGTCACTTGTTGGTAGCCTGCCCATGCTCCGTTGTTTTGAATCATAATGTCTGCATCACTTACAGTACTATAGTACCATAACCGTCCAGTAGCAGGATCTTGATCTGGTGCTGTACTGCTTGGTGTAAAGTCGAACTCAGGTGCGCCAACAAAGTTTGACAACACTAACGCTATAGAACCAGCAATATTTGATGGACGACACCCTGTAGTGCTGTTTGTAAATCCTGCTGTGGCAATAGGAGCATTAACAACACTGCTTAAAGTAATTGTACCACCTACACTATGTGTAAACACAATGTAGCCTGATGAATTAACAGATGCGCTAACATAAGGAATGTTTGCGGAACTTACTGCGGCCAAAAAGTCTGACACAGTAGTACCGTTAATAGTGACCAATGCTCCTGTTGCAGTAGTAGTACCTGGTTGAGTTCCCGAGATGTACATTTGGCTACCGCTAATAAACACAGGATTAGCCACATCACCAGTTATAACTGTTGCACCAAGAGCAATGCGTTCAAAAATTTCAAACGACATTGATGTTACTAAAGTTGTTACTGAATCAGCACTCCACTGAACAAATGTTGTACCTACAGGAATGTTCTTGCCGCCGCCGCTTGGGTCAAGGGCATATATTGCAGCCGCATCCCCAACATAAGCAGGACAATCTTGTGTGACAAAACTATCAAGAGCAGCATTGTATTTTTTAACACGCAAAGAAATACCGTTATTAACAGGACTCATGTTATTCCACACAGATCCCGTAGGGCGAGGTGTAGTGTCTGTAGTTCTCCAACGCGGGCTTGAATAACTGTAGCTAGGAGTGTAGATTGGAGCATAGAAAATGCCTTCTAGTAATCCAAGTGCAGATAACAGTGCAGATCCACCGACTGTGCCAGCAACAATAGTAATAGCACCATTGGCTAAACTACTGTCGTTAGGGGTAGTACTTGCATCAGCATACAAATATAGTTTACCGCTGACCACTGCTGCCGATACGCCAGTGACTGGAATTTGGTCATTAATTACTGTAGCAAGACCAATAACTGTACTTGCTGTGCTGCCGTAACCAACTGTGATCAATACGTCATTGATGTAGATGTTACTGTTGAGAGTTAATGATGTTGGTGTTCCTGTACCAGTAACTGTTGGCCAGGCAGTTTGCCAATCTTCAGTGCCAACTTCTACCCAGGTATTATACAAACTAACCATGGCTGCTGGAGTATAGTTGGTAGCATTGTTCAAGTTTGGGCCACCGCGCTTGAACCAACCAGGCATTTTTTGTGGCTGGGTGTCAACAAATGGCATGGCTGTGATTGCATAATCACCAATGCTACCAATGCTTTGCAACGGTGTGTATATATTGCTAAGATAGTTAACAACATCTGTAGAATCAGTTAGTTGAATAGGAGTTTGAACCGTAAATGAATTAGTGGTTTGATTCCATTCTTGAATTCCCCATACACTAGTCGATGTGTCTAGCCAGTAAGACCCATTAGCGGCATTACCAGTAGGACGAGTCAAACTTGCTGTGAGTTCTGCAAGATCAATATCCACACGTTGCACATACGCACGATTGGTAATACCCAATGATGAATAAGCAGCCAATAAGCCGTATTCGTTGAGTTCATAACCGTTAATAGGTGTACCAGCAGTGGTTTGATAGAAGAATGGTACGCCGTATGTGGCGGCCAAGTCTCTCTGACTGGTGATGAGATATGTTTTGTTAGCGTTAGCTTTCAGTGTACCCGTTGCTACAGTTGCGCCATTTGAACTGACTTTGTTTTGTGCTGTAGCGATAACAAAGTATGGTACTGTGTTAACTGCTGACGGGATATATTGACTTTCGTCAATTACTGTTACTTCTACGCCTGGTGATACTAGAGCCATGGTCAATTCCTTTTCAAGATACAATATTTATAGG